GAATACCATATCAAACTTACTAAACGAATCGATAGCGTCACCATGTTCACACACCGCACCTCGGTACATCTCAAAGCCAGCAATCTCAAAGTGTCCCATAAGAACTTGGGCATTAGTATCTCTTATGCTTTCTTTGATACGATCACGATTCTCATCACACACCCAAGGGCAAAGCATGATCTTGCATCCATCAAGTTCAATCTCTACAGTATCATTCCAATAGATGTTGAGATGCTTTTCGCCTGAAAACAGTTGGTTCATGGTGTTGACGTGGTTTGTGTTTTTGTAGTATGTAGTGTGATTACCAGCAACGATATCCATCGTCATACCATGTTCTTTGACTTTATCATAGAACATCTCTTTCGCTGCCACAAGCGTGTTGAAGTTGATGTATTTCCTTCTATCAAAAGAATCACCAAGGTCAAGTATATGTGTGATATTTCTTTCAATCAATGTTGGAAAAAATACATTCTCATAGAACTTTGCTTGGTTATCTAAAAACACCTTAGCGTCATTTCTAACGCCGAAATGTTGATCACAAATAATTGCTACTTTCAATCATCGATCTCCAAGGGTTTATCATAAAATAATTCAAGACCTTTAGCGTCTTCTTTTTCTTTCTTTGCGATTTTCTTACGTTCCATAGTGTCTTCAAAGTTTTGAACGAAGTTGTTCATATATTCATTGTTCAGGTCGATGAAAGCAGCATCACCAGAATCACCCTGTGTCTTTTCTACAGCAGTCCCGTGAATAACAGAGTTTTCAACAACCTTATGTTTAATATACAACTGTTTCTTCTCTTTGTCAATACGTCTTAGAAAGGCGTACCAAATAATTTGAGTGAAATAAGCGAATGGGTTGCTAGACTTCTCGGGGTCAAAGTTACCCAGCGCTTGAATAGCGTTCTCTAGACCATCTGAAATCATGTCGTCTTTGTATGTGTAACCAGAGAAGTTTGGTCTAGAAGCAAGACGGGTAGAAATCTTAAAGATACATTCACCGATATAGTTTGGGATACGAGGAGCATCATCGCCCGAATCTTCTGCTTCTAGACACAACTTCTTATAGTCCTTGACAGCTTCAAGAAACTCTGCGTTGTTTATATAATTTCTTTTTTGTTTTTTAGGTATCAATCTATCATTCCTACTTTATAATAATATAACATGAAACTTGTTGTTTGTCAAGTAATTTCTTTTTTTGTCTTTTTTGGTATTATTCGCTTGACTCTTTTGCTGAACCGTGTATAATAGAGTTATACGATTATGAATATATTAATGCTTTACTGAGCCTCTAGATTCCATAATAGCATTGAACACATCTTCTAGATCAGTGGTGAAGTCTTCTTCTGACACAACACCTTTCTTTGAAGATACTTTCTCAACAAAGGATTCATAATATCCTATAGACTTATCACTTGCATTGTGGACATAGAATAGGTCTTCTTTATCAACCGTAACAAAGTTTTTATCTGATAGTAGAAGCCAACTTCTAGCAAAGAAACCGTGATATGGGTCAGCTTCTATTTGAACAGGATTTGCAAGAACAACAAACATATCTTCATCTGAGATAAGTATGGCAACAAGGTCATCGCCGTTCTTTAGTTTAACGTTTACTATTTGAGTCATTTCGTTCATCCTTTTATGTCTACGTTATAGATTTTAAAGTCGAATCCTTCTTCCGTGTATATCTTTACTCTTTCTATAAAATGCAATACTGCGAAGTTCTTTCTGTTTTTCCACTGTAGATCATCAACAATATCGTATAGGGCTGCTTTCTCTTTGCCGTTGCCTTTACGAAGAACGCGGCCAATCGATTGTAGATTTCTTATCTTGCCCTTAGATGGTGATGCGAAGATAATGTTATCCAATCGTCTTATATTTATACCTGTAGAAAAAGTACCGTATGATGCTAGAATGATATTGTTATCAGTTGTTTCTGTTATATGTCGAACATTCTCTCTGTCTTCTGCTTTAACTTCTCCATGCACAAAGTGAATTGTTTTGTCTTCTCTTGCCAAAATCGGATGTAATACCTTACCGTGCTTCTCAACAAATTGAAATAGGATGAGAGTGTTTCCAGGAAGACTCCAAGCAAGATTGCGAATGAAACGATTGCGGCTTTCATTTCTTACGATCCAATCTATTTCTTCTTGATATGTTTTGCCTGTGTTTGCTTTTCGAATAGCGTCGGGATAGCTTAGAACAACTGATTTGATCTTGAAATCTGCGAGTGTCTTATCATCAATCAAAGTTTTGGTCTTTACAACATCAAACACCGCACCGAATAGACCTTCGAGAACTAACTTGTGGGTCTGTGTGCCGTCAAGTGTTCCTGTCAGACCGTAGCGATACTTACAATCCGGCATCTTTTCCATAATACCAGTGATAGACTTCGCTTTTGCGAGGTGCGCTTCGTCTACGACAACCATATCAAACTTAGAGAACCAGTCTTTCTTCTCTTTGAATACGGATTGCCAAGTAGTGATAGTGTATTCAGCGTCAATGTTCTTTTCAACACCCCCTATGATCTTATGTATATTTAGGGGTCTATTTTTATTGTATTCTACAAAGTCGGTTGCCATTTGTGTGACAAGAGATATAGTAGGCACGACAATCAAAACTCGTCTACCTTGCTCTGCGTGAAATCTTGATAGCAGATAGATGATCAAAGACTTACCAGATGCTGTAGGAGACAGTAGTAAAGAGCGATTGTTTTTGAGAGCGTGTACGATAGCGTTGTTCTGATAGTCTCTTGGCTCGTATAACGTATCAAACTCTTTTGCGAGATCATATCCAGCGGTATCTTGCACTGCCTCATCTGGTTTGAGTTGCGCATCAACTTCACATTCATAATCACGAGTAGCACAGAACTTTACTATGTGTGGCAGTAGACCGGAGTATATCATACCAGTCATAGCCGAAAAAAGTCTTATCTTACCATCCCAAATTTTATTGCGGTATGCTGGCGAGAACTTAGCACCAGGAACTTCAAACTCAAAGTGCTTTGATAGTTCCATTTTGATGCCAGACTCAGTGCGAACTCGGATATATACGTCGTTCACCCTTTCAATATTAACAAGTTCCATCATGCTCCCGTTCGAAACTTTTCCCAATTTATTATATTAGACAGAATAAAGTTTCTATTGTTGATCTGTTTGATAATCGATTCCAGATATTCTACTTTAGCTTCTTGTACCCCCATTTTAAGAGAGGCGTCAACCACATCTTTATCGGCATCAATGTATGTGGGAATATCTGATTTGAGTAGTCTGAGCGACTGTGGTGGCCAACCATGCTCTTTAAGTTCTTCACTATCCATGTCACCACGATAGTAATCGTTTTTTAACTTGATGAGGATTTTGTAATCGGCTCGTTGCTTCTTTAGCTTGAAGCCTTCTTCTACATAAAATCTGTAGTATTTGTTGTGCATCTTTGGGATGTCTGATGCTGTTCTTGAGATGTTCGCCTGGTCAATCTCGCCGTCTTTACCCCACTCATTGTATATGTCTTCGATTTTCACTTTCAAACTCCATGGTTTTATTATATAGTATATCACAAAAAACTAAGAATGTCAATACTATATTGTTTCAATCGTGTATGTATTATACTTGAAAGTAACATCAAACGTGGCATATGAGATATCACTTGGTGTAGCGTCCATAGCAATAGAAGACAACGTAGTAGGGAACATGTCTTTGAATGTAAATATCTTATTAGAGTTCTTCTTGCTATTCAGAACCATAAGAGTGCCATCTGAATACAAGCCGTCATCGCTAGCTTTGATCGTTTTGTATGCTGCGAATCCACTCGCCTTTGTGCCAGATTGCATCCACTCATATATCTCCATAAACGCATCTAGATTTTCATCAGAGCGAATGGTAAGAGTTAGATCATCATATGTCAGTCTATCGCCAAGTCTATACATATTCGTGAACGGCGTAGGTGTTTCGTCTGGGTTCATAGACACGCCAGGAACATTGATACTTTGAACAAAGAACGACACATTAGGCAAACGCTTCATGTTGAACCTAAAACCAGTTGGCGATAAGAAGTTTTGTTGTACCATCAGTTAACCTCATATATGCTGTATCATCTATTTATAAGACAATAAAAAAGGGCAGCCGAAGCTGCCCAGTTTTTGATTGGTTATCCCAATTCTTATTACAGGATGTTTGTTACAAGCATTCTGCGGTAGTATTGGTTAGAAGCGGCTGTCAAAGCGCCTTGCAAAACACCGGCCGAGCCATCCGCAAAAGGATTCGAAACCATGCCGTAGCGAGTTTTGAAACCAATTTTTGGTTGGAAGCTGTTTTCACCAACTGCACGAACCATCTGCAATGGAACGTATGGGCAATAGAACAAGCCAGCATCAAAAGCGTTCGAGCCTTTGTAGCCAACAACAGCGTAGGTGCCACCTGCATATGGGTCAATATATACACGGTAACGACCGTTCAGAACA